AAAAGAATATCTCCAATTTCTTTTCCTAAATCCCTGAAATCTTCTTTTAAAATTCTGACTCTATTAGCGAACTGATCTTGAGTTCTTTGGAAATCTCCTTGAGCTTTTTGGCTTTGTTCCATTGCAATTTGCAAATTTGCCATTGCTTTTGCTTGTAAAAGAGATACCCCCGTTGTTTTGATAATTTGTTGAACTCGATCTTTATATTCTTTTGTGCCTTGTCTTATAACAATTCCAAGTGCTTTTACTGATTCAGTTTCTCCAACTAATGATTTTGTTAGAGCTTTCGACGCCCCCTCTGATCCCCCCGCAAAGTTTGTAAAAGAAGCTAAATCGACCGCTAATTCGTTAACTTGAGCAGATAATTCTAAAGCCGCTTTTTCAGTAAAACCAAATCCGACAAGCAAATCTCCAGTATCTCCAAGAAGTTGCTTTGCAGCTTGTTCAGATAAACCGAAATTATCAACAAAAGTTTTTGCAGTTTTTTCCGCTTCTCCTTGTATTGAAACGAAAACTTGTTTGAATTTTGAATCAGTTTCGGCAAAATCAGAAGCCATTTTAACGGCTGCAATTCCTAATCCAACAATTGGAGCAGTTAATCCCGCAGATAAATTTCTTCCTAAAGAAGTCATATTATCTCCAAATCTTTTTAATTTTTTGGATGCTTTGTTTAATGCACGATCAAAACCTTGCATGTTCGCACCAAAGTTGAAAGTTAAATATCCGACTGATTTATTCGCCATTTTTATTTTTTAAATTATGTTCATCTAAATTTTTATAATATTCCGCTCTGTTTTTTAATTTTTCAATATCAATCTCTTTTTCTTTCTCCCATGAAAAACGAATCAAATCTCTTGGCTTCAAAGTTTTATTTCTTGGTAGTTGTATATTTAAAAGACATAAAGTCATCCATCTTGTTCTTTCCCAACTATCTTGATTTCTCAAGTTTTCAAGCTCATAAAACCCATCCATTTTGATCCAAAAATGTCTTGGGATCATATCATAAAATTCATCAATATTCATTCCCATATATCCCAAAGCAATCTTTTCTAATTCAAGCCAAGTTAGAGGATCATTTTCTTCTTGGCTTTTTACTTTTTTCCCTTTTTCTTTTTGTTTCTGTTATGCATCTGTTCAGCTAATATCCCCATGCAATTTGCAAGAGCATCAAAATCTTCATCAATTAAATCAGATAAATCATCTATTGTTATTTCGCAAGGTTGTTTCGCTGCACGATATCCATCTTCTAATCCGTAATAAATTAAAAGAAGAGCTTCGTTTAAAGTCATTTGCGATCCTAATTTATCTAAATCAGATAATGAAGTATTTGTCGCATCACTATATTTTCGCAAAGAGTTAAATCCAAATTTTATTGGAAAATCTTTGCCGTTTATTTTTACAAAAGTATATGTTTTCATTTTTATTGTTTGTTTAGTTGAGGGAATGCAAGGGGATGAAACAAAACAAACAAATCATCCCCACACACCCCATAAATTTATATTAAGAAACTGTTTGAGTTAAAGCTCCCGTTCCTTCAAAACTCATTGAATAAGTTGCAGTATCTTCTGTACCCGCACTCACAGAGAATGAAGTTAAGAAAACGCTTCCTTGATAATAAGTATCTCCCGTAGCACCACCCGTATTTCCAAACCTTACAACTAACGGAGTTCTGTTAGTGATAATGTTAGTAAGTGCTAAATCATCAGCTCCATTTGTTAAAGCAGAACCCGAAGCATCAGTCCAAGCATATGCACCATCAATATCAATTGTGAAATCTCTTGTAGATTCCAAAGATTCTTTATATCCTCCCGATTGTTTATTTGTTATTTCTCTCAAAGATAGATTCAAATTTATTGAACCATTTTGAGCAAAAGCAACAAGAATATTAGTTGTTGAATCGTACAATCTAATATCCGTTCCATTAAGTATAGCCATTTTTATTTATTTTTTATTTATTAATTAATTAGTTTTCCTTTTTAGTTTTTTTCTTTTTTGTTTTAGTTTTAATTGCTTCAATACAACCTGATTCAATTAAATCTTGCAATTCATTGTCTAAAGTAATAACAACATAAGTTCCCGCTTTTATGATTTTGTTATGTCTTTTACTTTCCCAATCTTTTAGTAATTTATATCTCATAATTTATGTATTTATAATTCGTATATTAAAATCCAATGCTTTTCGATAAATTCCTTGATCTCCTGAATCATCATCAAATAAATCATTGTATCCATCATATTTTATTGATTGAACTTCTATTCCTCCATAAGTTCCGCTTTTTCTATCAAGAGCAGTTCTTATTTTTAAAGCCAAATCACTTGCTTCGGTATATGTTATTGAATAAGCCGAAACTGTTACAATATCAGTATCTAAAGAAGATACTCCTTGTTTATAATCGGTTGGTGTTTCTCCCTCAACATCATAAATAATAAAAGGAAAGGTAGTTCCAACTTTCGTTACATTTGGAAAAATTCTTGTTCCTACTAATGCAGAAACTTGAGCATCGTTTGATAAAATATTATATATTGCTAATCCTGATTTCATATTAATAACCTAAAGTTCCATATTTTTCCAATCTTCTTCTATGGGAATTTAATGCTCGATTAAAAACTTTCGCTGCTGATCTGAATCCCTGATTTAAAACTTGCATATGTGCAGAAGCCCAAGCGGGTTGCATAAAAGGTTGATCCCCTTTTTTTGCAGTTCCTCTTCCTCCAAACATAACTGATCCTCCGTATTCAATCCATGCTCCATAATATCCTGATTTGCTATATTTACCCGAATCATCTCTTTTAGCAAATGCACCTTTTACTCTTGGACCAACATAACCTCCATTAAATATTCGACTTCTTTTTGTAGTAAAAAAACCAATACTTCTTGCGAGTTGCCCCGTTTTTCCAATTTGTTTTGCTTTTGATCTTGCCGCCTTTACCAAAGGTTTAGAATTTTCTCTCCAAAATTTTATCCATATTTTAGGATTGTTAATTTGATTCGGTAAAGTATCAAAAACTCTTTGAATCTCTTTTGCTCCTAAAAGTTCAAAAGAAACGGCTTGAGAATTATTTTGTTTAAATTTAGCCATTAATCTTTTTGTTTTGTTATTAGTTCTAAAAAAGCTTCTCTTCCATCAATTTCATTAATTGCATGAATATAATAAAATTTATTATCATATGAAACTCTATAATTTGTATCAACTTCAATATCTAAATTTCTTATATAAATATGAACATCAGATGTTGCAGTTATTTTTTCAAGTTCCTCATTTACTTTTCCACCATCCCAATCAACTTTTGCCCATACTGTTCGATAGTTTGCCCAAGTCAATTCAGCTTCTCCATAATTATTTGCTGATCTTGATGAACTTTGCAAAGTAACTCTTCTATCTAATTCTCCTATTTGCATTATCTTGCAACTTGTATTTTATATTGATCTAATAAATATTTAGCAGACATCGGAAGTTCTGTTGCAATTCTTCCAACAACAACGGCTTCTCTGTTTTGATACCAATGTCCGATAGTTAAAAGAACGGCTTGTTTAATTGCCTTATCTACTAAATCCGCAGTTGTAACTCCAACAATATATTCAACTCTTATTGGTGCAATTCTATCAGCTAAATCAGGATATGTTTGATCAGGAGCAAGAGCTATTCTTGGCGGTTTTGCTGAACTGTCTGAAATATAAACTGAAGCGGCTAAAGTTTGCAACACATTATTTGTATCATAATATTTAATATGACTTATTGATTGTAATGGAGATTTATAAAGTTCAGAAATTTCGCTCCATTTATCCGCATATTGTGTCAAAGTTGTACTTGTGAAAAATCTGTTTGTATATTCTTGAGCCGAGTTTGTTGCGGCATCTCTTAGATTATCAATAAGAGTATCATCCGCAGTTGTATCCACTTTTAAATGTGATTTAATTTCTGCGGTTGTCAAAATATTAATTGTTGAAACTGAAGTAACTTCGTATGATCTCATAATTTAAGTTTAAAAAAAAGGGGCGGTAGCTATTACCACCCCTTAATTATTGTAAAAAATATTATTAAAGAACAGTAGTATATTTAACAAATGAAGCGCCGCTCGCCACACCCCAGTCAAAATAATTGTTCATTATCAATCTAACCTCTCCCTCAACTGCACGTGAATAAGGATCAACAGTTATGTTAGATGGACCAAATTGAGCAAAATAAACTCTTCCAAAATCTCCAAATAAACCATCCGCAGATGTTATTGGTGGACCACCCGCCGTTGCCGGTGCAGAAGAGAAATATCCAGGATATCCCGCTAATCTGTCATCAACATATAAAGGATATACTGAAGCAACTTGAGAAGCCGTTTTAATGTTATTATATAAAGCCCATTGATTTACAAACGCTAAGTTTCCATCTAATCCATGATCATCAGCAATTGTTTGGATTGCTTCTAACATATCAGAAGCCGCACCCGTAGAACCACCCGCAGTAGATTCTGTAAATGTTAAAGTACCCGCAGTTTGAACGATAGCCGTCGGCGCATTAGCAACGTTTGATGAACCAAACATCGCAGCATCGATTTGAGTTCCCATGTTTCTCCCCATATCTCTCATAACTGATGCTTCAGCAGAAGCTCCGTTTTGAGCAAGAATAACATTAGATATGTTTGCATATCCTGAAATTCTTTTTGGAGTTAAAGTAACTTTACCAAAGTTAGCACCACCATCAGAAGCGGCAGCAACTTCACCAGTCCAAGCAACAGTTGATCCTCCCGCTATTGGAAGAACAGTATCAGCCGCAACAGTTCCTAAATCATTTACTCCTACTCTTGAATAAAGTGCTGAAGCTTGTAAACTGTCAACGTATGCACCAATTGAAGTTGGAGCGATTGCAG